TCGTTCCCAGCGGCACATCATAGGGTGCGTTTTTAGTATCAAAGATGGTGATTTTCCGCAGGGCTTTGGTCGCCGGCTCTCGGTTGATGCCAAAATCGTTTGTCACCCGGTCCAGCCACTGTCCGGTGGCAGTATCGGCAAACAGCTGCAAGCCCATCAAAAAGCCCAGCATAAAGTTTTGGCGAGCTAAAAAATAGGCGGACGGCGCAAGGGTGTTGTACATAATAGAACCCTCGCGTTTGTCCACCTTGTCCGGCACCTGCTCCAGCATATCCTTGATGATGTCGCCGTATCGCCAGCCACTATCTAATACTTGGTACTTGGTTTCCAATGTTAAACCTCCTTTCAATCGGTACTGCACCGAAGATGGTGTCCACAGTAAAGTCCACCACTACCGATTCCCGGTCAAAGGTGTAGGTATAATCCCTTGTCCCCTTGATGCGGTCA